CGATGCTTGCTTTGAAGTCATGGAAAAACCCCTCAAGGTTGACGGGTATGGAGAAATACCAAAATTTAAAGCTTTGTTTCGCGGTGATACAAACCAGCTTCTTCACGTTCACAACGAAAGCTATACCGTGCTTTCAAATGAAACTGTGATCAACGCTCAGTACGATGCAATTAAAAAAGCGAATATCAGCGGTGACTTCGACTTCAATGTAACTTCACTCGACGATGGCCGTAAGCTAAAAGTTGAGGTTCTTTTCAACGATATTGTTACTGAGCCAGAAGTTGGTGATTACGTTAAGTTTCGCGCCACAGCTTTCAACAGCTATGATGGCTCTTGGGCTTATCAAAATCAAACTGATGGGTTGCGCTTGTGGTGCACTAACGGCTGCACTAGCGCCGATACAATCGCCCGCATCTGGGCGCGTCACACAACTAACCTCAATATCAGCTCAACCGTAAATCAAATTGAACGCGGGCTGAACATATTCCAAAACCAAAAAGAGCTTTGGGATAATTATCGCTCCACAAAAATTAATGTTGAGCAAGCACACCAGTTTTTTAAGACTGACGTTGTTCCTGTGAAGTCAAAAGCGGAAGAATTTGCTTTCAACAAAAAACAAGTAAACATTTTGATTGAGCAACTTTCTCAGGAAATGTCTGGATTGGGTCGTAATAAGTGGGCGCTCTACAATTGCCTTACACACTGGGCGAGCCACACAGACGGTCACAAGATCCCAGAGGCGGTTACGCGGGATCGTGAGCAAATCATCGCCCGTGCTATCAACAGCCGCGCTTGGGCTGAACTGGGCTAATATGAGGGGGCCTCGGTCCCTTCTTCACCACCTTATGGAGGTAAAAAATGTCAGCAACCGCAAAAAATCACGCTTGGATAAACCTGTCATATCGCTCTTGGGAAATAGACGTTCTGGTTTGCGAAGAAGAAAATGACCCGACCCCAAGACTTTGGCACGGTAGTCGCGCTCAAAAGCTTTCCGCTCGTTTAACCAAAGAGCTTATGGAAGATTTTGGTGAAGATTTTTTTTGGGATGTATTAACATCGAATAAATGGGGAACGATATGAAAGATAAAAAGCAATTTATGATTGATGCGCATGAAATGCACGTTGATTATATCACTGAGAATGATCAATCCCTCACATATGATGAGGCGCAAACTTTGGCTTGGGAACAAGGCATGAAAGGTTTGCTCGATTTTTTAGATGCAGACATCAATAAAAAATCTGAGCTTGCCTCTAAGCTTCGGGGGGCTTTGTGATGGAAACTCACAGGAAACAAATCCTCTCCTACCTTCAGCAAACCAATGGAGGTATAAGTTCTTGGGAGGCAATTCAAATGTTTCGCTGCACAAGGTTAGCGGCGCGTATCTCTGACCTCAAGGATGAAGGTTATAGGATTGAAACCACGATGGAAGCCTCAGACCTAACGGGTAAAAGGTTTGCACGTTACTTTTTATTGGGTGAAAAATAACACCCACCGTAAGCCATGAGTGCGGCAGGGGGGGTTTTACAATTGTTCCCTCCCAACCTTGGCAGTCCGAGCCTTACTCCATAGGGTGATCGGGCATGGGTCAGCTTTTCCTTTTCTGTGCAGTCCTAAGGCTGGCCCATTTATTTTCCATTAATACAATTTTTTGTAAATAAACTATTTACATTATGAAACAAATCAGGCATACTACCCTTATCGAAAGAGAGGAAATTTAAAATGAAGTTCACTACTGCTCACGAAGAAAACATCTTCAACCAAGCTACTCACTTTGTTGCTGTTCGCGGACGCAATCGTTTCAACCGCACCCGCGATGAGTTTCCTTGCATCGAAGAAGCGAAAAAATTTGCTTCAACCTTTGGCGATAATCGCACGATGATTTACGCTGTTAACCAACATGGGTCAGCTGCCCATATCTGCAACGCATAGGAGGTAAAACTATGTTCGATAACCCTACAAACCGCAATCGTGTTAAGCATATCGGAGAAATCCTAGATAAGCTTGAAAGGTCTGCTCGAAGCAATCGCGTCACACCAGATGAAGTTGCTGAAATTCTTTCGCCCGTTTTAGATCGGTTCGCAAAGATCCAAAACTCTGGTGATCAAATGCGCCCTCAATCTGAAATCGTATCCGAAGCATCCATGCAGCCAATCGGTCATCTAAACAGTGCAGTTTACCCACATGGCAGACCGCATAACTGGACAACAATCAAGGAGTGTGCTGAGAACGCACCGCTTAAAGATTTGACGGTTGCGCTCGCTGTCTACATGAACCGTGTGGAGGAGCTTACCGATGACTAATTGGAAGCAAGACCTAATCATTTTCATAATAATCGGTTCAGCCTCTTTAGGCTGGATCGTTGCCGCAAGCATGGGATGGGCCTAATGACTGACTGGAATGAACTTCTCGAAAAGCAAAAGGAGGAGCGCTTGGCGCTCTTTCAATCTAAAATAGATCAAGGGTTTACCCCAAGCCAAACCGCTAGGGAGTTGGGTATGAGCCGCCAATCTGTTTATCAGTTTTGTAAGGTGCATAACCTAACATTCAAGAACAAGGATGTTATAGAATGATAACCTCAGCATTGTGCCTTGCGATGGCGATTTATTATGAAACGCGCAATGAACCGAACCCTGACGCAGGGATTGCCGTTGCAGAAGTAATCTTGAACCGCGTCGAAGATAGACGTTGGCCCGATAATGTTTGCGCCGTTGTGAAGCAAGACAAGGGGCCGAAAGCTCACGACTGCCAGTTTTCTTTTTATTGCGACGGTAAACCAGAGCGCCCTAAACACAAAGAAGCATGGATGAGAGCGCAGGAGCAAGCCGCACAGGCGCTTAATGGAGATTTACTAGGCCACGGTGCGCTTTACTATCATGCAGACTACACGAGCCCAGTTTGGCGCCACAAGCTTGATAGGCTTGGGAAAATAGGGAAACACATTTTTTATACAGACATGGAGGTAAATGTATAATGTCCAGCAATCTTGATCACTGGTATCCACCCGCAACAGTTAAAAAAAATAAAGAAAAAGACTGTTGGGAATACAGGGTGGGTAAAGACAGCTCACAGCTAATAGTTCACAGGGGTTCAAAATGTGTCCATAGATTTTTTGAAACCCGATTAGAAGCCACAAACTTTGCCGAAGATGAACTGAAAAACCACCAAATAAGTGCGATTACGATTTACACCCAGAATGGTTGGGTCTCATCCCATAAAAAAAGCCGACTTCATAAAGCGATTGAAGAATACAAAGAAGAAGCGGTGGCAGAATACCAAAAAGAATTTGTCCATATGGAAAAATACTACAGAAATAAATTTACTGAATTTAAGGAGAAAGCATCCAATTGGGACAAATTGCAAAGTATGCTTTTATCAAGTGGAGAAAATGTATAATGGCCATCACTTTGCAAATGTTAAATAGGCAAGATAGAAAACGGTCCTTTTTTAGAGATATTAAAGAGGGGCAAAACTCAATTAGCAGGACAGCGGTTTTATGGTCTGATAGCGGCCCCCGCTCATATGCAGCAAACCTTACAATTATCCAAGATCATTGCGGCAGTATGCGAGAGGATATGCTAATAGATATAAGAGGGCAGATTTGTCACGACATAATTTGCAAAATCGTTTCGGAATGTAGTCATGAACTTTTAGACGCAATCCAAACTATCGTCAAAATTGAAAAAGAAGAAAGATCTGTTGGAGGCAAACATGCCGAAGCTTGAGACTTGGGATCAAATCATTAATCGTCACGAAAAAGAAAAAATTGATTTAGTCGCATCTTTCGCTAAGATGAATTTCACCCAAACAAAGGCTGCTTTGATCTTAGGAATGGCGCGTGGGCATCTAAATATTTTTTGCAAACGCCATAATATTGATTGGCCTAATATGCAAAGGAGGCACTATGAAGGAACTTACACCCCACGATCGCGCACATTTGGCTTTTCTCAATCGTCAAGTAGATCGTCTACAAGATGAAAGCTTCCGCTTAGATCCTCACCCTAATGTCAAACAAGATCTAGACCGCGCACGGCGCGAACTTAAATCGTTTACCCTATCATTACAAAAAGAAGGAAAGAATATTTATGGATGAAAGATTGCTTGCCGCCCAAATGATGGAAGTGGCCAAGTCAGAAATGAAGTATGTTAAATCCAAAGGCTTGCTTGGCGAAAACCCAAGCTGGGGGAAGCCACAGGAAAAAATAATAAAAGAAAAAAGGAACAACGGCGCGGGTAGACCCTACAGATTTGGGGCAAGAATTTTAGCGCGCTTAGAAATAGGTTTGACCACTGATGAAATTGTGGCAGAATTGGGATGCAGTCGTAACATCGTAAATCAGTATCGAAGAAAAAGGCGCTTGGAACAGAACGCTGCGTCCTCCCATGCGGCGTAGATGAGGGGTTGTTGGTTCCCCTCTCCCCCGTCACTTACTCCTTCCAAGTGGCGGGGTTTTTTTTCTTGCGCTCACAGAAAAAATAGTTCATCGTGGCTTCAATCGAGGGGTTTGGTCACTCCGACGTTGCTGGTACACTAAGCTATGCTGATACACTGGGCTTTGCTGGTTACATCTGATCTATGCTAGGTAAGGGGAAGCCCCTCAGAGAAATCTGGGGGGTTTTTTCGTGGGGCCAGCAAGAACATCACACTCCGTCACAGGTTTACCTATGCGCCAGCCCCGAACTACTTTATTTCACAATCAACCAACCGCGTAAATATCGTTTTCTTCAGTCCAAGTTAAATAATTTTGTTCATTTAGTATTTTTGTTATTTCAATATCGTCTGTCAGCCTATGTTCGACCTTAATAAATTTTGGCCTCATATCAAAGCTAAAGCTTTTCAAAATGTTTAATTCGTGCCCCTCAGTATCAATTTTCAAAAAATCTACCACTGGCAGCTGAGACTTAAGCATCACGGTATCAAGCGTATAACCTTGAACGGGGACAGATGGCTTAAAATTGTTTTTATTTCGCGGATCATCACTTAGCCTAGCGCCTAAATGGTTTGGGCTTGTGATGTGTGAGATACCTTTAGCCCAACCCCAACCCGCCGCCAAAGCAAGCTCAACTTCTCCATCGTGATCTGTTACAGCACAATTTAAACATTGAACCGCATACCCCTCAAAAAGCTTTTGAACCCTTGGAAATATCTCTGGATTGGCTTCACAGACCATACCCCGCCAGCCGTTCTGAGCTAATTGAAGGCAAGTGTCAAAATCACAGGAACCTACCTCAACAAAAAACCGCACTAGGTAAGCCAGCCATAAATCTTATGTGTTTGATCCATTCGATCTTGGAGGCCATGATACCCGCCGTTCACCCGCTTCGTTATCTTTTCGATTGTGTCAGTGTTCACGCCATCATCTGCAATTTTGAAAAGCTTGTTTTTCTCAAAAAACCAGTATGCGGTTTCAAATGCGTAATCTGTTTCTATCAGTGAG